AGGACGACGAGCTGGGCCGGCTCCGCCTTGGAGACCGCCGGAAGCGCCATAACCTTGGCCATGCTTTTCAGCATAGAGAACAAGGACAAGCAACCCCAATCCGAATCAAGGGCCACCCGCGCAAGACGGCAAGAGAGCCGCCAGACGGCCAAAGCCATCCAAAGCACGTAGCCCCAGTCCCAACCCGACACATCTGACCCATAGACTGGGTTGCGCATGCGCGCCACCAAATCAAGGATCTTGCGAAGGCCCGAGTCGTCCAGTCCCAGGCCCACGACGCATGAGTGGTTTTCCCACCCAGGAATCAGTGCCTTGTAGACCGGACCGAACACCAGGCGCTCCGTGAACACGTCGTTGACCGACGTGTTGGCGATGAGCCGAAGGAGCCCCAACTCAAGCTTTGCAGCTTTGTGGGGCTCATTCTTGCCGAAGTTGCGGACCGGGTCTGCCAAACCGGTTTTCACCAGCTCGACAGCCGACAGCAGGGGGCACCCCGCCCGAACCCAAGCGATCTGCGCCAGGATGCGATCAAACACCGTGGTTTTCACCTCAGTATTGAAATGCTCCAGCACATCACGAATGGTCGCGGCTCCTTGAAGCCGCAGCGGGATGCCAGGGGTGGCGTCACGATTGGTGACGCCCAGGCCCTCAAAGGTGAGCCGGCCAGCCGGCAAACCAATGAAGCCACCTTCCGCCGTGAACACTCCTTCACAACCCACGTCCACGTCCGGGAGCGTGTACGCAGCGAGACGGATGACCTCGTCGACGTCTTGTTCAGACATGACGGGATCAACCCGATCCGCGCGACGCTCCAACTGACGATCGACGTGGGCCCTCAAGCTCCGCCGGGTTGCGGCGGGGCCGAGCTCGGGCCAGGCGTACTCTCGGAGCTCGGGGAACTCGTCTTGGAAGCGTTTGACGACTTCTTTGACTTCTTCTTCTTGCTCTTGGAGGTTTGCCCGCTCGACCCAGTCGTGGATCCCCCCGACGACTGAGTACCCGCCTTGGGGGCTGGGCTCGTCATTGAAGTAGACCCCGACTGAGGGGAGGAGGTGGGTTGCACGGCGACTGGCTCGAGCCGCGGCATCCTCGCAAGCTGCGCGGAGAGCGCGGCGAGCTGGGTCTGCAGCAGCTGAAACTCCCTCTGAGTCACCGTCGCCTCGCCAGCCAGGCTGGAAAGACGCGGGGACCCAACCGGGGAGCCGCCAGAGGTGACCACCACCTTGCGGTCCTGGGCCGGTTGTTGCGTTTTCTCCCCCTCCGGCACCGGCAAGATCTCCGGGAGGGAAGACCCCCCCGCGACTGAAGGGGGGACGATGGTGGGAACCGCAATGGCCGTGGCCGACTCCCGCACCACCTCCAATGGGGTGGTCAGCGGGGGGGGCTCGTCTCCCGACAAAGCCTTGGCCGCGTCCTCCGCAGCGACTTTTGCGAGCCACTGCGGGTCGGCGAGTTGCTGCACCGTGACGCCCTCGAGAGCGGCCTGACGGTCGATCTCTTGCAACGCCAAAACCCGGTTGGGCGGCATCACATGGTTTGCCACGGCTTGGCGCATGAGCGCCAGCTCCTCCTGCGTCTTGCGGTAGAGCGCCAGCTGGCCGGGGGTAACCCCCTCCCGCTGCATTTGCCGTTCCTCGGCGCGCTCCTTGCCGCGCTTGATCGCCTCCCAGATCCCCTTGGACATGTTGGCGGGGCGGTGGTTAGCCTTGATGGCATCACCATAGCCCTCGTCAATAGCCCCCAGGTAGAGGTCGAGGTCATCATCGTCCGCAGCGTCATCCCAATCCGCGCCCGGGCCAAGGCCCAGGCGGTTGTCGGTGAGACTCGCGCGTGACATCTTCTGTCCTTTCACCAGCAGGCGCGACGCCACCTCGGCGGCGTTGCGCTCGCGGTCCTCCATGATCCGAGCTTGGCGCTCAGCCACGGCCTCCCGGCGGTCGTCCACGCCCACGGAGTCGCGGTCTCCGACAGTGGAATCGCTCTCGCGAACGACCCCACCGTCGGGGACAGGCCCAAGGGGGCGAGACAGGTCACCCAGCCGGCTAAGCACCGAGGAGGGCACGTAAACGTTGCCCTTGCCCTCGACGCCGCCGATGTGGATGCCCGTCAAGCCCCCACCCTGTTTGTACAGGCCCCCTCCGGACATGCCGGGGAAGGTGGAGATCGAGTGTTTCCACCCGAACTGCAGCAGCTCCTTGAACATCAACCCATAGTGACGGTGCACCGCACCACGGCCCTCACTGTACATCACAGCAGGGCCAATGGTGAAGGAGAACTTGGCGCTCTTCAACTTCGTCGCCGCCCAGAAACCCGGGCGAATCGGAAGCAGGAAAGCCAGATCCAAGCCGCGCTCCGTAGGAGAGTAGCGAGGGATCTTGAAGTCCTCCAGGTGCACCAACACCGGGGGGTTGTTGCCCTGGGCGACGCAAAATGCGCCGCCCTGGGCGTGGATGGTAGAGATGACGTGGAAGGCGGTAATGACGTGGTCCCCGACCCGAACCCCGAGACCCAAAAGGGTCCGGGGCTCCAGCGCCGTATAAATACGGCACTGGCTGGACGGGGCTTGGTCAACCTCCTCCTCGTACGATCCCGGGACCGCCACCTCACGCTGCATCACCTCTGCCCCATTGCTGGAGCTTTGGGTCTGCGGCGCTTGCAGCACCTCGTAGAAAATCTGCCCCGTACCCGTGTGAACCAGGACCCGGCACGCAGTAAAGGTGCCATCCGGGTTCCGCAGGTAATGAGTCTCAGTCTGAGGACGAAGAAACCCTGCCACGCTTTCGGTCGGAGCCGACTCCACGAAGGAGAACCAGATCCGCCCGGTCTGCCAAAGTGCAAAGCACATTAGGAGACAAAAACGTGACAGGAACATGCTCAGTCCCAGAAACGATGAGGTGAGCATCGCGTCCCGGAGCGTGAACATGGACACGTACTTTGAGTACGTACTCGGCTCCCGCATCAAGGTCGCGAACACGGAGGAGCACTGAGCCAGCTTGTGAGCCGACTCGTACGGATCCGCGCCCAACCACAGCGTCCCATTTCCCCAAAGGGGCTGACTGGAACGTCCAACTGAAGGGGGGGATACCCGCAGAAATCGGCTGGTCCCAACCGGAAAGAGTTGAGACGCGCTTGACGTTGCGGAGCCCTCCCACACTCGAAGCGTCGAGCCAGGCAGGCAGAGTCGATAGTAGTGTTCCACCAACCAGGGGGGGCATGCACGAAGGCTTGCCGCCAAGTTGGTGTTGCCACTCCCGGTCGACATCAGGCTCGAAGGCAGGGTCGGAACCGGTGAGGCCGTAAAGACCCGCGCCGAGACCCACCGCCACCACTGGACCTGCCGTCCGAATGCGGCACGCCACATCTCCGGCTCCACCAAAGAGGTCGCGTTGAGGCAAGTGTTGCCAAAACTGCGGTCCCCGAAGGTAGCCGTCTGCCAAATCCGCGCCGCTGCGGATGGGGAACAGGGGGATGGGCTCGCCGCGACCACCGAGGTGAGAAGGCAAATCAAAAGAAATGCCCACCAAACCCCAGCGGCGCGCCACGTGCGCCCGGTCCACTCGCTGCCCTCCCACAGTACGGACGTGAACACCCGAACAAGATCCTGGAACGCCGGGGAGCGCCCAAAGGCACTCATCTTTGACGATGGACCCATTCGAGTACACCTGTTTGCGCACGAATGCGACAACGCCTGAAGGGTTGGAAAGGGTAGAAATTTGTGTTGTTGCGTTTTGAGGAAGCGCTCAAAGGTTCGTCGCGGACGTATCCGACGACGAGTGAGCGCTGGTCGCTTTCCGCAGGTGCTGCACAAAAAACTCCTTGTTTAAGGGAG